GTTCAAAGGCGGAGAACTAGTTAAAAGCTGGGATTATGACTACGATAGAGACCAAACTTGGTAGCAGTCTTCAAGTCAAGAGTTTAATAAATAAATCAGAGCTTTATAATCTACCGTAAATTAAAGGAGAATTGAAATGCCATTTCAGGTTAGTCCAGGCGTAAACGTATCAGAAGTTGATCTGAGTACAGTTGTACCAGCAGTTTCTACAACGGAAGGCGCCATAGCAGGGGTTTTCAAATGGGGACCAGCTAAAACTCGTGTCTTAATTGACAGCGAGGAAACTTTAGTTGCTCGATTTGGCAAACCATATGGGGATCTAAACCCCGAAACATTTTTTACCGCAGCTAACTTTTTAGCTTATGGTAATAAACTATACGTATCAAGAGTTGTCGATTCAGATTCAAGAAATGCTGCTTCAGCTTCTGGCGTACTTATTGAGAATGAAGATAAATTAGCAGACGTCACCGTTGGAAGTACCAATCACTTTGTAGCAAGATATCCTGGAAAACTAGGAGACAGTTTACAAATTTCAGTATGTAAATCAGCTGGAGATTATTCAGAAGCAGGTGTTATTAACGTAACTGTAGTTTCTGGTGCAAACAGTGGAACATTATCAGCTAACGCATCTGGTCTTAACATTAAAGTTGGAGATATTGCTGAGTTTGGTAATACATCAACTGGTGTTCAGAGATTAGAGGTAACAGCTATCACTGACGATGCATCTTCACCAACAATTAACTTCAAAGAAAAGTATACCGGAGTATCAAACGTAACAAGTTTAGCAATCAAAAAATTATGGAAGTACCATGATTTAGTAAGCAGTGCACCAGGAACATCTGTATATGCAGAAGGCAAGGATGTATCAGGTGATGAGCTTCACATTGTAGTAGTAGATGAGGATGGAGACATCACAGGAACAAAAGGTCAAGTATTAGAAGTATTTGAAGGAGTATCAAGAGCTACAGATGCTAAAACAGAATCTGGAGAATCTAACTACTTCATTGATGTTATTGAAAGATCATCACAATGGATTTATGCAAAAGAAGCAGATAATCTAGTAACAACTAATACAGCAATTAACATAACTGCATTAACAACAAACAATGCAACATACGACTCACTTACAGGCGGTGTTGATTCATTAGCAGAAGGAAGCATCTTATTAGCAGACGTAGCTTCAGGTTATGATTTGTTTAAATCTGCAGAAGATATTGATATTAGCTTAGTCCTACAAGGTAAAGCAAGAGGTGGAACTCATGGCGAAGGTCTTGGTAAACACCTTATCGATAACATTTGCGAATCAAGAAAAGATTGCGTAGCATTTATATCACCAGAAAAAGGTGATGTAGTTAATAACATTGGTTCAGAACTTGATGATATCAAAGAATTTAGAAATACATTCAATAATTCATCATACGCATTCATGGATAGTGGATACAAATATCAATACGATAAATTTAATGACGTATATAGATATGTACCATTGAATGGAGACATTGCTGGTCTAGCAGTAAGAAGTGATGAGCTAAGAGATGCTTGGTTCTCACCAGCTGGATATAACAGAGGTGCAATTAAGAACCTTGTTAAACTAGCATTCAATCCTAATAAAGCAGAAAGAGATGGATTATATCAATCAGATATTAACCCAGTAGTAACATTCCCAGGTCAAGGTACAATCTTATTTGGTGATAAAACATTACTTGGCAAGCCATCTGCATTCGACAGAATCAATGTAAGAAGATTATTCATTGTATTAGAGAAAGCAATTGCAACAGCATCTAAGTTCTCATTATTTGAGTTCAATGATAGCTTTACAAGATCACAATTTAAGAATCTTGTTGAACCTTTCTTAAGAGATATACAAGGAAGAAGAGGTATAGTTGACTTTAGAGTTGTATGTGACGAAACAAACAACACAGGTGAAGTCATCGATAGAAATGAATTTGTAGGTGACATTTATGTCAAACCTTCAAGATCAATTAACTTCATTCAGCTTAACTTTGTAGCCGTAAGGTCAGGAGTTGAGTTCTCAGAAGTAGTTGGACAATTTTAATAAATAGGAATAGGAGAAAGTAAAATGGCTTTTAACATTAACGAAATTAGGTCACAGTTATCACTTGGTGGTGCTAGACCTACCCTGTTCCAAGTCAATATCACTAACCCTGCAAATGCTGCTGGAGACCTTAAGACACCTTTCTTAGTAAGGGCATCTCAAGTTCCAGCATCAACTTTAGGTTTCATCGAAGTACCGTACTTTGGTAGAAAGGTAAAGATTGCAGGTGATAGAACATTTGCTGAATGGAACGTAACAGTAATAAACGACGAAGACTTCTTAATTAGAAATGCAATGGAGAGTGGATGAACACAATCAACTCTCACCTAGGCAACGTAAGAGGTTTTGGTTCAGCTAGTGACTTATCATATAAGTCAACAGCACAGGTTATTCAGTATTCAAAAACTGGAGTACCAATCAGAGAATATTCCTTCAATGGAATTTTCCCCGTAAACATTACTGAAATGGACGTTGATTGGAATGCGACAGACGTATTACAAGAATTCAACGTTACATTCCAGTACGACTGGTGGGAAGTTACTGGTGGTTCTACAGGTAACGCTGGCGGAAACTAAGGATAAAGGCAACTTAATTGTTGCCTTTATATCTTTATTAGGGTATTTTATTGCTCTAATAAATATATTATGAGGTAATCAATGGCAGAACTATTCGGATTCGAAATCAAAAGAAAGACAACAGACCAAGATCTGGGGTCTTTTGTGCCACCTACATCTGACGACGGTGCTGTCGTTGTTGCAGAAGGTGGAGTATATGGACAATATGTAGATCTCGAACAGTCAAGTAAAACAGAAGGCGAGTTAGTAACTCGTTATAGAAACATGGCCATGCAGCCAGAAT